AGCGGTGTCCGACGCCGGCCATGAAACTAACCCTGATGGCGATGAGCATGATGCACGCGAACACGCTCGCAGTGCAAGACGAGATGGCGAAGACGCTCGAGGCTGGCATCACCAGAGACTGACTGTGCCGGTCGAACACCATACGGACTGACTTAGGAGACTACCGATGGAATGGATTCTTGTTGGCGAGTGGGAGCTTGAGGATGGATCCCAAGCCAAGATCTGGTTTCGGGAAGGCAAGCGAACGGAAGACCCGCACGATGCACGCATCACCGTCGCCTCGTTCGATCCGGTGAACGGCAAGCCACGTCTCGCAACTGGCACATTGAAGGTGTCGCTGTTCGCCTACCCGTGAGCTGCGAGGCGCCCGACGCTAGCACCTAAACCCGACACTTGGATTGAGGTTACGAATCCGCCACACTTGTCGACAAGTGCGGCGGATTCGGACCACGCAACTTCAAAAGTTTTGAACCTTCGCGCACCCACCCTGCACGGTTTCTGACAGTCCACCGCGCCCCATTTTGTGCCGCCCGACGCTTCCTCTGGTCTCGCGTCGGGCGGTTTTTTCGTGGGATTGTCCGCATGTGAAGGATCCGCACCGCCGGAGGCGATTCCGGCGGTTTTAGGTCGCTGCGAGACGGCGTACCTAGTGGATGATCCTCCACCGTGACACTCGATCCGGCCGCACGACTTCGCCTGGTGCTTCGGCTGACGCCGGAGCGTTGGCGATCGGATGCGGAACAGGAGGCGGCACTCGCACGCCTCGAGGGGCGCGACCCGGCCGCGGCCGTCGATCGCTTCCGAAAACGCATGCTGGCCTTCGAACGCCGGGAGATCCCGGCCAGCGACTGGCTCGCCGCGATGCGGCACAGGGATGTATGGCGTGAGCGAGGGCCAGACCACCGAGCAGATCCTCGAGACGGCGCTCGAACAGGCCGCGACGACGCCTGAGACGGCCTCGAACGAGACCGGATCCGTCTCGTCGCGGTCGATCGGCGACCTCATCGCACTCGACCGCTACCTGTCCGCGAAGGCCGCCGCGAAGCGCCGCGATCGCGGCCTGCGGATTCAGCGGTTCGACCCGCCGGGGACGATCTGATGGGCCTTCTCTCCGCGCTGGGGCTGAGTCGTAAGCGAACAGGCGAGGCGAAGCCGCGGCTGGTCCGCGCCCGCTACGACGCAGCCCTCGGCGCGGGTGGCGAACGGCACTGGGCGAACGCGGACGCGCTCTCGGCCGATGCCGCGATGGATCCGCGGGTCCGGGAGACGCTGCGGAACCGCAGCCGCTACGAGGTCGCGAACAACTCGTACGCCGCCGGCATCGTCCGCACCCTCGCCGACGACACCGTCGGCACCGGGCCGCGACTCCAGATCCAGGCCGGCGACCGCGACGCCTCGGCCATCGTCGAGAACGCGTGGCACCGCTGGTCGTCGTTCGTCGACCTGCCGGGCAAGCTGCGAACGATGCGGATGTCGCGTGCGAGGGACGGCGAGGTGTTCGCCGTGCTGACCAGCAACCCGCGAGTCGGCCAGGCGACCGGCGTGTCCCTCGACGTGCAGTTGATCGAGGCCGACCAGGTCTACGCGCCGTTCGGCGGCGACATCCAGCCGTCCGACGACCAACAGAACATCGACGGCGTGGTGATCGACCGGGACGGCAACCCGATCGCGTACACCATCGCCGAGGTGCATCCTGGCGCCCGCGACGGACTGCGTTCCGGCCTCGGCCGGTTCCGGCGGCTGTCTCGCGACGTGGTGCTGCACTACTTCCGCGGCGAGCGCCCCGGCCAGCACCGCGGCGTTCCCGAACTGACGCCGGCCTTGCCGTTGTTCGCGCAACTGCGGCGGTACACGCTGGCGGTCCTGGGTGCCGCCGAGACCGCGGCGTCGTTCGCGGGAATCCTCTACACCGATGCACCTGCCGGCGGCGAGGCGGAGGCGATCGAGCCTCTGGATCCGATCAACCTCGAGCGGCAGGCGCTGCTGACGATGCCGGGCGGGTGGCGGATGGAACAACTCCGCGCCGAGCAGCCGTCGACCGGCTACGGCGACTTCAAGCACGAGATCCTCAACGAGATCGCGCGGTGCCTGTCGATGCCGTTCAACGTCGCGGCGGGCAACAGCAGCGGATACAACTACGCGTCCGGCCGCCTCGATCACCAGACGTACCACAAGGCGATCGGCGTCGAGCGCGACGTGCTGGGGCGCACGATCCTCGATCCGATCCTCGCGGCGTGGCGAAGCGAGGCCGTCCTTCTCGAAGATGTGATCCCGCCGCGACTGCGGTCGACGCCGTGGGGACACTCGTGGATGTGGCCGGGCCACCCGCATGTCGATCCCAACAAAGAGGCGACGGCGGCTTCGATCCGTCTCGAGGCCGGCTTGACGACGCTGGCTGACGAGTACGCGTCGCAAGGCAAGGACTGGGAACAGCAGCTTCGACAGCGCGCGAGGGAGATGGAACTCGCAGCGGAACTCGGCCTCGAGATGCTTGGCGCGGCGGTTGCTGACGCCGAGGACGACGAGGACGACGAGGACGACATCGCATGAGCAAGCGACTCAAGGGACGCAAGCTGGCGTCTTTCACCAGCGATCGCATCGACTGGCTGGAGGCGAACGAGGACGACTCGCACGCACCTACCGCGTCGATGCGTGAGGAGGCCGAACGCGGTCTGGAGTGGCGCCGCGAGTACGGCCGCGGCGGCACCGAGGTCGGAGTCGCCCGGGCGCGGGACATCGCGAACGGCCGCAACCTCTCGACCGACACCGTGAAGCGGATGGCGTCCTACTTCGCACGCCACGAGGCCGACAAGGCCGGCGAGGGCTGGAACCGCGACGAGGACGGGTATCCCTCGGCCGGTCGCATCGCGTGGGCGCTCTGGGGTGGCGATGCAGGCCGCACCTGGGCGCAGGCGATCGTCGACCGCCTCGACGCCTCGAAGGCCGGCACCATCAACGCCGCCGAAGGCGAGGACTACGAGGACAAGGCGAGCGGACTGCCGACGTTTCAGATGATCGCCTACACCGGCGGCGCGATGACCGTCCGCGGTTGGGACGCGCCGGTCGTCGTCGATCTCGCCGGCCTCAGTTGGACCGCCAAGTCTCGGCCGATCCTGAAGGATCACCAACCGTCGCTGGTCATCGGCCACACGACCGCGATCCGGCAGGTCGACGGCGAGCTGATCGTCGAGGGCGTCGTCTCGGCGACCAGCCGCGTCGCGAACGACGTGGTGTCGGCGGGCCGCAACGGGTTCCCGTGGCAGGCGTCGATCGGCGCCGATGCCGGCGGCATCGAGTTCGTCGCCGAGGGTGAGACCGCGACCGCTAACGGTCGCGAGTTCGAAGGTCCGGTTTACGTGTCTCGCCGAGCCAGTCTCGGCGAGGTTTCTTTCGTGGCACTCGGCGCGGATGACGCGACCGAGGCCAAGGTCGCGGCAACCGCCGCAGAACAGGAGTCCGCAATGGACAAGAAGACCACCGAGCCCCAGGGCGACGTGGCGGCCACCGCCGCTCCGGCGGAGACGGTGGTCGACACCGGCGACGTCGTCGCCAAGATCCGTGCCGAGGCTGCCGCCGAGGCTGACCGCATCGCTGCGATCCGCAGGGTCGCCGCGAGCAACGATGGCATCGCCGCCAAGGCGATTTCCGAGGGTTGGGACGCGACTCGCGCCGAACTCGAAGTGCTGCGTGCCGAGCGTGCCGAGGCGCCTGCCGCCATCGTCAAGAACTCGCCGCGTGTCGACGACGCCGTCCTCGAGGCCGCCGCCTGCAAGGCCGCGAACCTCGGGAACATCGACAAGCACTTCGACGCGGAGACCCTCGAGGCCGCGGACTCGTACCGCAACCTCGGCCTTCAAGAGATGATGCTCATCGCGGCTCGCCGCAACGGCTTCGACGGTCGTTCGGTCAAGGCCGACACCCGCGCCGTCCTTCAGGCCGGCTTCGCGACGATGTCCCTGCCGGGCATCTTCTCGAACATCGCCAACAAGTTCCTCCTCGCCGGGTTCAATGCCGTCGATCAGGCGTGGCGCCAGATCAGCAGCACCCGCGCCGTGTCGGACTTCAAGACCGTCACCAGCTACCGGCTGAACGGCGGCTTCGAGTTCGAGGAAGTCGGTCCTGCCGGCGAGATCAAGGCTGGCGGCGTCAGCGAAGAGTCGTTCACCAACGCGGCCAAGACCTACGCGAAGATGTTCTCCGTCACGCGTCAGGACATCATCAACGACGACCTCGGCGCGCTGTCCGCGATCCCGCAGCGGATCGGCCGCGGTGCGGCGCTCGCGATGAACAAGGCGTTCTGGACCGAGTTCCTGGCGAACGGTTCGTTCTTCACCGCCGGCAACAACAACCTCGAGACGTCGAACGCGTTCGGGATCGACGGCCTCACCGCCGCCGAGAAGGCGTTCCTGGATCAGGTCGACGCCGACGGCTACCCGCTGGCGATGATGCCGTCCGTGCTGCTGGTCCCGACCGGCCTGTACGCGAAGGCCAATCAGGTCATGGCCTCCACCGAGGTCCGCGACACCAGCACCTCGACGAAGTACCCGGTCGCGAATCCGCACGCCGGCAAGTTCTCCGTCGTGACGTCGCCGTACCTGTCGAACGCCGCGATCTCCGGCAACTCCGCGACCTCGTGGTACCTGCTGGCGAATCCGGCGGAACTCTCCACGATCGAGGTTGCGTTCCTCAACGGCGTCGAGACTCCGACCGTCGAGCAAGCGGACGCCGACTTCAACACCCTCGGCGTCTCGATGCGTGGCTACTTCGACTTCGGTGTCGCGAAGCAGGAGCCGCGTGCCGGCGTCAAGAACACCGCCTGACCCGTTACCGACTGACATCGCCGGGCGGGGCTTCGCGCCCCGTCCGGCACGACCGAAAGGATTCTTCGAATGGCTACTTACGTTCACGGCGGGATGGCGATCGACCACACTCCCGCCTCCGCTGTCACCGCTGGCGACGTCATCGAGATCGGTGCGCTCGTCGGCGTCGCGCCTCGCGACATCGCCGCCAACGAGAAGGGCGCCGTCCAGATGGAAGGCGTCTTCGACATGCCGACCGAGTCGGCGACCGTGTTCGCGGCCGGCGCGGCGGTCTACTGGAACGACGCGACCGGGTTCTGCGTCACCAGCACCGGCGAGACTCTCTGCGGTCACGCCATCGCCGCCAGCGGCGACGGCGACACCGTGGTCCGGGTGAAGCTCGGCCGCTGATGGTGAACGTCCTCGCCAACGGTGCAGCGTTCCTGGCGTCGCAGCAGAAGGCAGCGCTCGCCACGGACATCGGATGGAGTCGCGGTTCGCAGACCGCGACCCTGTCCGCGCGCGTCGGCAGGACGGTCTGGGATGTGGAGACCGGCGACGGCCGGGTCGAACGGGTGGAGTCTCGCGACTTCCTCCTCGACCCGGCCGATCTGCCGGTCAAGCCGGCGGAGGGCGACACGATCACCGAACCCGGCGCGTATGGCGGCAAGGCCACCTACCGCGTGATGGCGCCGTCCGGCACGCCGCCGGTCCACTGGGCCGACGCATACCGGACGACGCTGCGCGTCCACACGAAGCTCGTGGAGCGTGCGTACTGATGGCGCAGGTCGTCACCGCCGCCGAACCTCGTCTTGGCTACCGGCTGCTGTCGGTGGCGGAGATCGCCGACGCCGTCGTGCAGTTGCTGCACGGTGCCAGCCTGTCGCGGCAGTTTGTCGCGAAGCGGGAGTGGCTGCCGCGATTCGACCTCGCCGATCTCGGCACCGAGACCAAGGTGATCGTCACCAGCGGCGACGGGTACACGACGGCACGCCTCGGCCGCGACTCGTGGCAGCGGGAACCGTCGATCCGCGTCGTGGTGTGTGCGCTTCTCGGCGAGGAGCCGTACGACGAAGAGATCGACGGACTCATGGCATTCATCGAGGAGGTGCGCGACCTGCTTTCTCAGGACGTGCTGCCGGACTCGGAGACGTGGAAGGGACAGGACCGCGCGCCGCTGCGTGCGGTCTCGATCGAGAACGAACCGGTGATCGACACCGACACCCTTGAACAGATGCGGCAGTTCACGTCCGTCCTGACGGTGACCTACCGCGTGATGGACTAGGAGGCCAAACATGGCGCAGGTACTGGGACTGGATGCGAAGCTTTGGATCGCCGAGCCGATCGCTGATGGCAGCGCGGGTTCCTACAGCGAAGTCACGAACGTTCGCAACGTGTCGCTGTCCCTCGAGACGGCGGAGGCGGACGTCACCACCCGATCGAATAACGGCTGGCGTGCAACGACGCCGACCTTGAAGGACGCGTCGGTCGAGTTCGAGATGATCTATGACACCGACGACACTGTCGGCTTCGCCAAGGTGCAGGCGGCGTTCCTGAACGACACCGACCTCTGGGTGAAGGTGCTGGACGGCGGCGCGACCGACACCGCCGGCGACGGACTTGTCGCCAAGTGCCGCGTCACCAACTTCTCGATCAACCAGTCCCTCGAGGAAGCCGTCACCGCGTCGGTCAGCCTGAAGCCGACCTACGGAACCGCACCGACCTGGCAGACCGCCTAACCCATGCCGGCATTCCGCGACGACAATGGTGAACAGTGGCAGGTGCGGGTCACCCCGGCGGCGCTTGAGCGCTGCCGGGACATGGCCGGCATCGACCTGCTGGACATCATCGGCGGCGAGACGTTCGCCGAGTTCATTGGCGATCCGATCAAGGCCACGAAGGCGCTGTACGCCGTCGTCAAGCCGGAAGCGGATCGCCGGAACGTGTCGGAAGCGGACTTCATGGAGCGCCTGTTCGGCGACCACCTCGAACAGGCGCGGCAGGCGCTGATGGACGGCATCGTCGATTTTTTCCCGAACCCGGCCGAGCGCCGGGCAAGGAAGGCGCTTCTCGCGGAAATCCGCCGAGTGATCGACGAGGCGTA